TATATACCCACAGATTTCCATCTTGATAAGGTGCGCCAGATACACGTACTTGGAATTCCTTGTTATCAAACTCAAGAATAGCACCAGGACCAAACCAGTTATCTTCCAACCACAACATAATAGGTGTGTTACCCAAACCTGCAGTAGAAGTAGAAGTAATAGCTGCGCCATTCCATTTAGCGTCTCTAATTGTTACGGCACGGTCAGCATCGATCATTACAGACCATTCAAATGAAGGCTGATCGATAGTCATAACGTTGCCAAGACCACCTGTCAACATATCCAAAGAAGTGCTATAGCCACTATCTTTAGTACCGAATACATAAGACAGAATGGTAGAAACCTGATACGGATTCTACTGAGAAGCTACAGAAATCTTCGCAGTATCAATCAGGTCAGAAAACCACTTACCTTTGTATAGTTGCAGATTGTTAAGAATACTGTTATCCATAAAAATACTAGTAATTTAATTTATTTGTTTTAATTTTATTATGCGACACGTAGTTGTCGTGCAAAAGTATCCCAAATAGTTGAGGTACTGTCATTGTTTATAACTTGCTTCCTAGACTTCTTAGTAACTCCACTTCCTCTCAAACTATTTTTGAAATTATCTAGAGCGTCTTTCTTACCTTTCTGCTTTGCAATAGTAATCAAACTATCACCCTTCATAGTAAAGTAAGCGGAAGTAATCAAATTCTTAAGGCTTTTAGCATAATCTTTCTGATACTTGGTAACACCTTCTGCATCAGGTTTAAATATATATTCCAACAAAGCTCGTTTGTCTTTTTCTGGAATTTCAATACCATAAATGCTATCCATGCCTTTTATTTCAGAGACAACGTTATTAAAGAATGTCTGTTGCTGCTTCTAAGCCTCTCTGGCAGACTTTTGTTGCTCCTCTAATAGCTTTTCCTTCCTTTCAGCTTTGATGTCTTTAAGAGCTTCTAATGCATCCACAGCTTCATCTTCAAGAATACCAGCATCTTCATACTTGGTAATCTTCTTATCAATCAGTTTAGCAGAGAGGCCTTTCTCTTTCAAAAACTCCTTTATAACTAATTTCTGATTTATTTCGTTATCCTCCACCTCGATATTGTCAAGATCAATATCAGCGTCAATACTAAAATAATCTTTAAGGTTACCTCCATTGCGTACAAATTCATCAAGTTTCTCTACTTCCTCACTTGCATACTGAGGTACAGAGTTTTCTTCAATTACATCTTTAAAATATTCAATAAGGTCTTCTGCAGTCTTAGGCTTATCTTCATCTTCTACATCAGACCAACCCAATTGTTCAGACAATGAATCAAAGAAGTTAACGATTAGTTCTTCGGAAGTAGTTCCATCATCGGGATCTATATCATCTTCCTCTCCTTTCTCATCCACAGTGTCATTATCCTTGTCAGTCTTAGTTGTCTTCTTACTAGACTTCTTAGTTTTTGAAGGCTCATTAGTTTCAATGTCGTCGTCTTCTTCACCTTTGTCATCTACATCATCTTCTTCCTCTTCTTCATCTTCTTTATTATTTGTAGATTTCTTACTTGTTTTACCTCGTAGTGCTTCCAATTCCTCATCTGTCAGCTCTTCAACTGCATCAAATTCATTATCAATATTGTCAATTTCTTTAGTTTTATTAGCACCTACATTAGGATTAAGGCTTTCAAGAATAGCCTCAAAACCATTTAATGTGTTCTTATTTTCCATAATTATTTAATAATTAGATTTATTTCTTTTTTCTCTTCTTAGCCCACTTCTTAGCCTGAATAGCAAAATTAGCTCTGCGTCTCTATAGAGTAGAGGCTTTTGGATTATTCATTACACTGTGTGCATGTTCTTGTACACTTTGACCTGCGGCTTTGGCAGACTTTGTAAATTTACCTCTATTCTTTTTCTTTATATGTATCCCTCCATACTTATAGCTAGGTATTGGATACTGTGGCATTATGTTCATTTTTTCATCCATATTAGACAAGCTCCTTATTCTTATCCTTAGTAGTATTATTTACTAGAGGTCTATTCTTAAAATCTTTAAATAATATACTAGGTTTATTATGTATCTTTAATAACAATTTCATATTTCTATGAATATCTGGAGCCTTTTCTATAGCCTCTTTAAACTCCTTTGTAGTCTAAGGGTACGTTGATGGAGTATAGTTATTCATCAAATATTCATCGAACTAGTTCATAATGCTTTTCTTTTCTGTAGGATTACGTAAGTATCTATAATCCTATAAAGCTTTATCTGGACTTCTAAATATATCTTTAACCTCTTCAAACGGTCTATATTTACTTGGTTTACCCAATTGTCTAAGATACGCATTATTAGGAACTCCTCCAGGATATGCCATCTCGTCTACATAGTGACCTATTTCATGTCGTATAAGACCTGTAGGAAAATCTTCTGGCTTAGTTATATTATCTTCAGATAAACTTATCTTTTTGCCTGATTTAGCAGGTTTTATTCTAGCAAACGCATCTGGATCTTTTACGAACTCAGGCTCTACCATGTTAACATAACTAGTTATATCTTCGTACTCTTTAGTAAGCTTGTCATACACTTTATTGTACTCAGTTCCATATTTCTAATCAATATCAGCCGCTCTTCTTCTTGCTTCTGGAGTATTCAATAACTCATAAGTCCTATTTCTTTGATCGTAAAATTCTTCCATCATTTTACGTCTATTACTTACTCGCTTTTCCATTTCAGCGACTTTCTATTCAAAAGTTCTGTTAACAGTAGGAGTTTGTCTGGCTATACGTCTAACTCCTTTAGGTATAAAAGGAATAAAGCCTAAACCTGCTAAACCTGCTCCTAACCAGTCATTCTATTTAACAGCATCATACGCTTCTTTCGCTGATAATACATCACCTACAGGAGTTAAATTAGCCGCATCTTCCAAATCAAATACAGGTTTAAGTCCTTGTTGCAAGGGTCTACCGTCTGGAGTTCTACCTAACTTAGTATTAATAGCCTTAGTAAATTCATCATCTGGATCACCTACCTCACCACCATTAGCCATATACTATACTGGATCCTAATACATATTATATGCAAATGTATTAGTAAGTTCTGATATGTCTGCATCTTCTAATGACTCCCATTGTTCAGGTATCTTAGCTCCTTTACTACGCATATTACTTATATCTTCAGGAGTAAGTTGTCTATTAGGATCTATATAGTAGTTACCCTAATCATCTTTCAGATTTGAATTATTACCTCTAAAGTCCCAAGTCTATGCGTGTTTCTCATTAGCCTAATTGACATAATCTTCATACGAACTATCAGGATTACTAATACGTACATTAGGAGTAGCATTAAGTATAGCTGGAGTATTGTCTCCTACCATATGACCAACACCTTCATGCCAAGTATTAGCAGGTCTTAGTGAAGTATAACTGTGAGCTTTTGGATTAGCAAAACCCTTAGTACCTTTTTCCTTAAGTATATTAAGCTATTGATTAATCTGAGCATCTGTAGGATTATAACCCTATCCTACCATATTATCTCTCATAGCTTCAGTAGGGGTTTTCCATGTAGCTTTATCTATATTAGATAATACACTGCCTAATTTATCTCCTCCTATCTAATCTGAATATTTTGGATTCTTAGCTCTCTCAGTATACCAATAGTTTGCAAAGTCTTTTTGATATTCA